CCTGTTGGACTTTGTATATTTAACTGGTTAGAGCGCATAACAAGAGCGCCAGTGCCTTGGTCGTATATGCGACTGTTTCCGCCATCATGATAAATCTGTAGGTCAGAGCCAGCACCGAAGATAGCCTTGTCACTATCCGCGAACTTCACATCGCCATTAGCATCTGCTGTGACAGCCTTTGATGCCTCAACAGTGCCTAGCGTCGTGATATCGAGGTAATTTAACTCTGTGGTAGTAGCCGTAACGCCATCGAGCAAATTCAGCTCCGCAGCCGTCGATGTAACCGCCACACCGCCCACCTGCCATGAGCCTGCGGTGAGATTAGGTTGAATAGCCGTAGTACCATCGAGCAAGTCGTCGATCGTATCGAAGTTAGTGTTGAGTTTAGTTCCCCACGTATCTTCCGATGCGCCTACTTCGGGCTTAGTCAGGCTGTAGGTGGTAGTTGTAGTGTCAGCCATTTAAGCGGCCTCCCATATCTCTTCGGTAATGGTTTGATCTGTCCATGTAGCGCTATCTTCTGTTGTATCTGTCCAAGTCGCGCTGCTAATAACTACGTTTGACCAATCAGCACTTGTCTCTGGCTGATCAGTCCATGTCTCTGCATCAATCGGTTGATCAATCCAAAGTATTATTCCTGAGCCGCTCACAGCACCTGTTCCGCTGATAACCGACCCTGTATTAACTGTTACTGCGCCATTCGGAGATACTGTCGCCACACCTGCGATTGACAGCGCTCCGCGTACTACATTCACGCCACTAGCGCTGATTATACCACTTGCAGCGATTGCAGACGCAGAATTAAGTGTCCTTGCACCAGAAACAGCAACTGACCCAGCTCCAGCAATAGCAGACGCACCACTGAAGGTACGCGCTCCGGTTGCCGTAGTCGTCGCAGAAGCCGCTATAGCGCTCGATACTTGGCGTATGACTCCAGCCGTACTAGATGTCGCAGAAGCCGCTGAAATGGCTGTATCGCTCTCTCTGACCCTCTGAGCGGCCGGTGTGACCGTAGCAGAGACAGATACCGCTGATGCGCCTAGCTTTATCTTCTGACCAGCAGATGCGGTGCTAGATGATGCAGAAATAGCAGACGATGACTCACGTACCCGCGTTGCCACAGGTGTTGTGGTGGCCGAAGCTGCAATGGTTGACCCGGTTGTGCGTACTCGTGTCGCTACCGGGGTGATAGTGGCTGTGCCGGCAATGGTCGAGCCACTGGTACGGACACGTAATGCCGCTGGAGAGGTCGCAGACGTTGCTGTGACGGTTAGATCGCCAAACCTAACGCGAACACAGCTAACGGCTACTGAGGATACTGCTGGCCCTAAGCTAGTGCCTTCCTCAAGGTCAGCCGTGGAATACGCGGCATAGCCGTATCTCCACTGACCGTAGTTCATTAGTCGAGCGTAATGTCTAAGTCACCAGCAGGAACACGGAATACATCCCCGGTCTCTACAGCCTTGCTTGCTGATAGCGTGCCATAGGCCATGAGGTTGCCGCTACTTGCCGCATCAAACACACCTACGTGCGTGATCGTACCCCAGTTACTGCCAGCTGTAGGAAACTCTACCGCTGCGCTGTTTGTGGCCTCATTGCCCGATACAGTGAATGCAACAGTCTGTCGTGCATAGCTTGTACCAGTACACTCAGTGCCGCCGCCGGTCTCGCCGGGAGCTGCGGTATAAAGTGCAAGATAGTGAGTGCTAGGCGCAGTGTAAGCGTTGCCCCCAAATACGTGATCGAGAATTTCAGTCTCTAAAAAGTTAGTGAAGCTCATCCAAGTCCCCTGTTTTTCATAACGAGACCAACGCCAGAATGGACGGCCTCATCGGATGATTGATTAAGACGCTGCATAGCAGCACCAAAGATTTGCGCCCATACCGCTGTTCGAGCGTCATCAGCTAGATATGGCGCGCTATGTACCAATGAGCCATATAGATACACATCTGGTGCCTCAGTGAGTAACCAGTTTGTAGTGTTTGAATCTGACAGTGCCGGTACACGCTGGTAGTACAACAGCTCTACACCATACGACCCATCAGGTGACGGGAAGAACTCAAATTGATTCTCTGAGTGCCGGTAGTACCGTGGTATGCCCGCTGTATCCAATGCGCCTGAACGCTTGTCAGCCATCGTCTGAGCATCTACAAGGTCTAACGCGCGTGTATTGTTGCTTGTTAGGTGTATGCGGATAGTCTCAAGCCAATCGCTGGGCTTTGTCATGTACTGACTGTCGATAGTCCCAGTAGCCCGGTTCTCCATCTTGTAGTGACGTAGATCACGCGCAAACTGAGCCTCTGCCAGTGAGATAAACGTCGGGATAACCGATGTCAGATCGTCACGGTTTAGGAAGTCAGCAATAGAGCTTTTAAGCTCCGAGAAGTTAGTCAGTGCCATTACTTACGACTCCTGCCCTTTTTCGACACTTTCTTAGCTGTCTTAGCGGCTTTCTTAAAAGCTTTAGCTGTAGGCGCGCCTTTATCACCAGCTTTGCGCATCTTTTCGCCAGAGCCTGCTTTAATGCGCTCACGCTTAGCATGAATGTTCGCATACAATCCTCGCTTACTTGGCATATGGCTTGCCTCGCTTTTTACCTTTTTTCTTTTTACCTTTATCGTATGGCATTACTTCCAGCCCTCCCGCGCCTTGCGCTTGGCTTTTTGCGTTAAGTCGCCGTAATGAAACAGCGGCTTACTAGATTTTGTATGCGCCTTACCGGAGTGCAACGAACCATCAGGCATCTTGTGGTAACCGCCTTTATGCTCTTTACCGTCCTTCGAGTAATGTTTGACGCCCATGCCCATTACTTTCTCCTCGACTTAGTGCCAGAACACTTCCATCGCTTACGTGAAAGCCTTAGCGGTGAGTTAGGATTGGCAGCCGCTTTCGGGTGTTTCTTCATCTGACCAGCGGAGCGCGCACAATAAGCATCACCTTTACTGGTTCCGGGCCGTACTCGCGGCTTGCCATCCTTGGCCTTTCCAGCTTGCCCATACGAGACTTTCTTGCCGGAGGCCGTAACCTTTACCTTCGCCTTACCTTTTCGTGGTGTCGCCATATTATATCACCGCTTACAGTAAGAATTCAGTTGCTGCTGTAGGGTTGTAAATTCCACGCTTTGCTTGCGTGCTGAACTTAAGCAATCCTTCTACCATATCTTCAACGATTCCGGTGTATGCCGGGCTGTAGCCGCCTAGCAGCCCCTCACGCTCTTCTGGGTCTTTCGACCGCTTGACCGGCAGTACATCGCTGTAGTTATACGCCTCCAAGTCTTTTTGCGGTAGTTGTGCAAGCAAGCCTTCTGCCTCTTGCCCTGCCGCTACGGCTGCCGCTGTAACCATTGGGTTGGCATTGACATTAACACCGCGCGCCTCTAAACCACGCAATATGTCTTCAGTAATACGGCCTGTGTAAGGCTTCATTGTGAGAGCGCGTATCTCTCGGTCTGTAGGCCGTATGGGATCAACCACCGGTTTTTGTGCTTTTCCTAGCAAAGCATCTGGCACTAACTCAAAGATACTAACCTCTTGATCTGTACGACCAAGCCCCTGACCCGGAACTCCATAAGGATATGACGGGTGACCGCTTTTCGTAATTACGTCGGCGTCTTTGTAAATTTCGCCAATGTTTTGTATGCGTGCATCTAATGCATTTGCTTGACCGGGTTCAGTTACCGCAAGCCTTGCCTGACCAATGCTGAGACCGCCTTTGTTGCGGAAATTAACGTCGATCATGTTCATAAGCTCTTTACGTAAAGCGTCAGGCGCGTTCCTAAAGGCTTCGACTGATCGGGGGTCGTCTACCCCTTTCCAGCCCTTTATCTTTAAACCGGCGTTTTTTCGTACCCCGTCTTTTACGGTGCCTTTAGTAACAAATTCTGTAATAGCTTTATCTAATTCTTTTTTTACGCTTTTAGACATATTGGACGCGGCATAACTAAGCATTGTCTCACCCGTCATGGTGGCGAAATCACCGCCTGTAGGAGCCATGCGGAAAGGCATATATAAAGGGTTTTCCCCTGCCTTATTGGCTGCCTTTATTATTTGGGTTACAACGCCGGGAGCTGATGCCCATACCATGCCGGGATTCTCAAACATGAAGCCTTGACCGCCTTGTAGGTTGATAGGTCTATCAAGAGCCACATCGTCAATGCTTGTAAGTAAGCCGCCAGCCTGTGTGCGATCTGACATAGTCGTTACGAATGGACGGCCTTCTAAGTCAGCCAGCGGTATGCGAGGTGCGTCCTGCGTGCCACGTTCTTCTATCGTAAACGTAGTGTCTCGTAGCTTTTCCTGCTCTTTAGCGCGCGGATCAAATCGTGGATCAAACTCTCGCCCAAACGCTTTGAGAATGCCAGCCTCTGCCTCTTCTGGTGCTGCTAATAGTCCAGCGCCTACTGCCGCAGTAGCAGCTCCGCCAAGAATATTGGAGCCTTTGTATTCAGGGTCAAATGCGGCACCAAACAATGATCTAATGCGCGACGGGTCATTCACCGCCATTACTTTGCTACCGCGCTGCAAGTCTAAGAAGTCTTGATATAGGTCTTTATTGCCACGATATGCTTTTTTCGCAGCTCTGAAGTTAGGGCCAATATCTACTACGTCGTCGATAATAATGCCGGGCGCTTCTTCACCTAAAGAAAACTCCATAAGCTGATCAGTATCGAAACTTCTTTTATCTTTAGAAAAATACGGCCTGCCATCGTTAATTACAAAAAGGCTCTGCCTTGGGTCAAAGACGTCTAAATTGCGCATATCTTCCCAATTTTGGCCGCGAGCTGACGCTTGCATAAAATCGCGCGTATCAACTGCTAACGGGTAAATTTGACCGTCAGGCTGATTGACATAAGTGTTAGCGAGCATCCGCGAGTCACTTACGAAAGTAGGGTCTCGATCAAAGCCTCTTTCATTTATTCCACCAAAATCACCAATGTCGGGCGCGCCGCCGTGGTAGAAGGTTTCCATGTTAGGTGCGAAATCACGCCGGCGCTCTGCGATCGCATCGGGACGCATATCTAGCTCACCGTATGCAATACGTTCTGCCACAGAATCTGGATAGCCGCGATCAAAAGTAAGCTCGTTGATCAGCCCCTCCGTAGAGTTAGCAGAGCTTAGTAATTCGTCCAGAATGCCACGTAAGCGGGAGCCAATTGCCATAAAGCCTCCAGTATAGAAGCCCGATTATATCAGACAATGCCTGCAAGATTCCTACGTATAGGCTCACCCCAATCTGAGGTTTTCTTGTACCCGATAGCGAGATAGCGGAAAGCATCCGCACAGTGTGATGTCCAGTCGTGCAATGGTCGCTCGTTCCAGACCATCATTGACTCGTTGTACTGACGCCTGTACTGCCTGAGACAATCAATACCTCTCTCGCACTTATCCTTGTCAAAGTAGCAGAGATCGAGCATAGACCTCACGGCCTGAATGCCATCGTCTACGTTGAGCTGCGGTGCGATACTGACCGGGCGCACACCCAAGTTATCTAACACCTCTAATCGAGACCGGCCACTGCCCAGCTCTCTGACCCTCACATCATGAGGTAAGACGTGCTGCTCGTAGACGTAGCCCTTCTCTTGAAGTATGCGTGCGTAATGGTCTAGCCCCACCCCGGCATTCTCGTAGTAGTCAATCAGCCTCACTTCAGGGCCGACAAACTGTGCAAACCAGATAGCTGTAGAATCGCCTACACCTAAGTCCCATGCCGTTACTACACCCACTGCGCGCTCATATGGCACACGATCGATACGATTCTCGTGTAAGGCGTTAGCCATTTCATTGGTGTAATACGCGCCCTCTGAAAAGATCCTGAAGTCGCCTTCCCATATGTGATCGTAAACATCCGGGCGTTTCTTGAGGTCTTCCTGACGCTCCTGTTCCAATACATCAGGGAACCACGGG